ATGACCCCGACCGAAACCATCCTGAAGCAGATCGCCGCGCTCGAGCGCATGACAGTGGGCCAGATCCAGAAGCGCTACGCCGAGGTGTTCGGCGAGCCGGCGCGATCGGGCAACAAGCAGTGGCTCTTCCGCCGCGTTGCATGGCGCATCCAGGCGCTCGCCGAGGGCGACCTCGCCACCCGGGCGATTGAACGATCGCGATCACTGGCCCGGGAGTTGGCGCGCGACGCCGACCTTCGCCTCCGTCCCCCGCCGTCACCGCCACCAACGCTCGCCCAAGGCGCCGTGGCCACCACGCCGATGGCGGTCCAGCGCGACGAGCGCGTCCCGCCGCCGGGAACGCTGCTCACGCGCCGCTTCAAGGGTCACGAGTACCGCATCACCGTCCTGCCGAATGGCTTCGAGTACGACGGCGAGGTCTACCGCTCGCTCAGCGCCGTGGCCCACGCGATCAGCGGCTCGCACTGGAACGGAATGCTGTTCTTCGGGTTGACGAAGGCCGCGCGCGAGGAGGCGACGGCATGAGCACGCGCGGCCGCGAGACAACGGCGCCTCCGAAGCAGATCCGCTGCGCGATCTACACGCGCAAGTCGAGCGAGGAAGGCCTCGAGCAGGACTTCAACTCGCTGGACGCTCAGCGCGAAGCCGCCGAGGCGTTCATCGCCAGCCAGAGGGCCGAGGGCTGGACCTGCCTCCCGACGCGCTACGACGACGGCGGCTTCACCGGCGGGAACATCGACCGGCCTGCCGTGCAGCAGCTGCTCGCGGACATCGAGGCCGGGCTCATCGACTGCGTCGTCGTCTACAAGGTCGACCGGCTGAGCCGATCGCTGCTCGACTTCGCCCGGATGATGGAGACCTTCGAGCGCCACGGCGTCTCCTTCGTCTCGGTCACGCAGCAGTTCAACACGACCCACTCGATGGGTCGGCTGACGCTGAACATCCTTCTCTCCTTCGCCCAGTTCGAGCGAGAGATCATCTCCGAGCGCACGCGCGACAAGATCGCGGCGGCGAAGCGCAAGGGCATGTGGGGCGGCGGCCGACCGATCCTCGGCTACGACATTGATCGCCTGCCCGGCGGCAACCGCCTTATCGTGAACAAGGCCGAAGCCGATCGCGTGCGTCGGATCTTCGCGCTCTACCTCGAGTGCGGCTCCGTGTCGCGCACGATCGCCCGCCTCGACGAGATGGGCTGGACCATGAAGGCCTGGACGACGAAGAGCGGCAAGCCCCAGGGTGGCCGCGGCTTCGACAAGTCGCAGCTCTTCAACCTGCTCACGAACGTCGCCTACCTCGGCAAGGTGAAGCACAAGGGCGACGCGTTCGACGGCCAACACGAGGCGATCGTCGATGAGGACCTCTTCAACCGAGTCGCCGCGATGATGCGTGCGAACCGCAGCGCCGACGGTCGCGGCAGCAGCAACAAGCACGGGGCGCTTCTAAAGGGGCTCGTCCGCTGCAAGGCCTGCGGCTGCGGCATGGCCCACCACTACGCGAGCGATCGCACGAAGGCCGGGGTCGAGAAGCGCTACCGCTACTACGTCTGCTCGCGGGCGCAGAAGCGCGGATGGAGCCAGTGCCCCGGTCCGTCACTGCCCGCACCTGAGATCGAGCGCTTCGTGGTCGATCAGATCCGATCGCTCGGCCGCGACGATGCCTTGCTCGCCGAGGCCGTGCGACGGGCGCAGAAGACGCTGCGTGAACGCGCCTCCGAACTGGAAGCGGTACGAGCGAGCGCCGAGAGCCAGGCTGCGGCCGCACGCGACGAACTGCGCGCGCTCATCGACTCCGGTCGCGATCACAACGGCAGCGCTGCCCGTGCCAGCGGACTCCGCGAAGAGATCCGCGGGCATGCGGCGGACCTGCGCCGCCTCGAGGCGCGCATCTCGGCCATGCGCGGCCGCCTGCTCGAGGAGGACGAACTCATCGGCGCGCTCGAGGCATTCGATCCGATGTGGAACGCGCTCTCCGCGCCGGAGCAGGAGCGGCTCGTCCACCTGCTGGTGCGCTCAGTGGAGTACGACGCGTCGCGCCAGTCGGTCAGCGTGACCTTCCACGCGCAAGACGACGTCGAGCTCGAGGAGGCCGCATGTCGGTCATGACGGTGACGAAGGAGGTCCACTTCGCGACGCGAACGCGCGGTCGGCGAGAGATCGTGCCGGGGCCGCAGCCGATCGCTGAGGTCACCGACGAAGGCCGGGTGCCGCGCGTGGCTCGCCTCATGGCGCTCGCGATTCGGATCGACGGCCTCATCGCCGAGGGCGCCATCGCCGACCTGGCAGAAGCGGCTGCCGTCGGCCATGTCTCCCGGGCTCGCATGACGCAGATTGCGAACCTGCTCCTCCTCGCGCCCGACATTCAGCTCGCGCTGCTGGAGCTGCCGCGCGTGCGGGTGGGCCGTGACCCGATCGTCGAGACGCATCTGCGGGCGGTAGCGGCAGAGGTCGCGTGGGATGCCCAAAGGGCCCTGTGGACTCGGTTTACCCGCCCGAGCATCTAGGCACTTCGTGCCAAAATTTCCGGTAGGATTCCCGGCTCGGGGGGGCACAGGGAGTAGCGTCCCATGGGTCGACGAACCACAACAGGTAGATCCGGAACCAAATGTAACGAGGAGCACGACGCGCTCCTTTCGCACCTGCTCGCGCTGAAGAAGCCGCAGCTGAAGGACTTCCTCAGCGCTCAAGAGCTGGCGAAATCGGGGACCAAGGCAGAGATCCGGGATCGACTCGAGGCCGCGCTCGCATCGGGAGCGCTCCCCGCTGATGCGGTCGTCCAGTTCCTTGATGAGGTCACGCCATGGGGAAAGCAGCATGTGTTCCTCTATCGCGGGCCGACCGGTTCTGTAGCGGAATGGAAGAGACCGGCTTGGGTCGAGCAGCTGCTCACGAGCCATGGTCATCATCACCTTCTGAACAAGCGCCTGCCGCTCGTGCTGCCGGAGGAGATGACGTTGTCGTCAATCGCGCACGATGGCCGCCGTCTCCGTATCACCGCGATTCGGAAGCGACAGTGGAGCGAGCGGGACACCGAGTTGGATGAGAGGCGATCGGGCGAGCTCGGAGAGTCGATCCATCTGCGCGCCTTCGTCGAACGCACCACTCGAGGGCTCGTCGCGTTCGAGTGGGACCTCCTGGCGAACGCCGCAATGCTCCAAGTGTCGCAACTCCCGTCGGGGACGAAGTACGAGGATGTCGCGGACGAATTCTTCGAACTTCTCGAGCACTGGCTGGACCGTTCTCGCTTCACGATTCTGGACCTTCGTCGCGCGATTCCGCGCTTCCACAGGATCGAGGAGGCCGGCAGCGGCGAGGTGCTGTCGCACAAGATCGACTATCGCACCATCGAAGGACGGAGACTCGCAGCGAGCAGCGCGTCGCCGTCAAGTCCTGTCCTCGGCGACCCGATCATCGACGCAGGCCTCGCCGCTCTCCGCGAAAAGGGAGTCGGGCATCTTGGGAAGTTTCTCTTCGGAGACGACGGCACCGCCAATGGCTCCGCCGCGACCTCAGCGAACGGAAGCACGCAGTCGGGCACGAAAGGAGTCCATGTGCACATCATCGGCTACCGCAATCGCGTTCGCTTCATGACCGCCACTGATGAAGATACGGTTCGAGATGTTCTTTCGCGCATCCGCACACATTGCTCGTGACCATCCTGATCTGGCGCCCGTAGTCGCGCGGCTCGACGGATGTCTCGCCACCGTCCGATCGAGGTCGCCGCTGCGGCCCACTGACTTTGCCGCCGTCATTGAGGCTGAGCAAAACCAGGTGGACTCCATCTTCGAGCTCCTAGCTGAGCATGGAGTCGTCGTTCCAGAGGCGATGATCGAATGTGACCGCTGTCAGGCGCTGATGTCGGCTGATGGGCTCACGCGCGCGATCGCCAACGATGACACCTTCGAGTGCGCCGGCTGCGGTGATAAGTTTTCCCGGAGGTCTCCCGTCCTCGTGGTGTACCGGATGTCGGAGGCCGCGCTCGCGCAGCTGAATGCCGAGGCCGCACCGTCACAAGCATCGACCCTTGATGCATCGCAGGCGACATCTGCTGACGAGCCGCTGAGCGTCAGAGCACAGGAGGTGCTCATCGCCATGCTCGATCTCGATGCAATCGATTCTGATCGGCGCCAGTCAACCGAGACCATTGCGGTACGGGCGAGTGGCGGTGATGCCAACTCGCTCAAGACCGTCATGAGCGATCTGAATACTCGCCAGTTGATCGCCAGTAAGACGGGTCGCACTGGTGGCTGCTGGCTCACGGCGCGTGGCATTGCGCGAGCCGGGAAACTCCGCGACGCCGCTGGAAACTCCGCAACTGTTTAGGCACTCTTTGCGCACTGATTAGCCAACTTGCTCGCGCCACACTCCTCCGCATCTGGGTCACCACTCCGGTGATCCGATTCACGAGGAGTCGCAGATGCCGGAACAAGCCGTCGCCAGTCGCGAGCACACCGCCAGTACATTCGAGAGCGAGAGCAACGCCCCGCAGCCGATCGGAGTCTCGCCGACGGAGCTCATCGACGACTTCGTCCACGAGCGCGTTCGCTTCATCGTCAACGACATCGCGGTTCAGTACCGGCTGAGCCGCGCGGACCGCGACGATCTCTCGCAGGAGATCTACGTCGCGCTCTGCGAGGCCGCTGTTCGATACGACCCGGCGCAGGCGAGTCGCCACACCTTCGCCTGCCGTGTGATCGTGCTGGCCGCCGCACATCGCGCCCGCTCCATCCGGAATGTTCGGCGCTGCCCGGTTCGCTCCCCGCTCATGCTCAGCGAGCTGCAGCGGGACGCCCGGTGCGCCGGGCTCCGCGCACCACGGTGGACCGAGCCCACATCCATCGATCTCGCTGAAGACCTTCGCTTCGGCGTCTCACGCCTGAGCCGTCGCCAACAACTACTGGTGCAGGACCTCAAGACGCAGTCGCCCACGGCGATCGCAGCCGAGCGGAATCGTCACCCGAGCACGGTCTACCGCGAGATCACTCGCATTCGGCATCAGATCGAGGCGACGGGTCTCAATCCGGCCATCTGACAACTCGCCTGCGACGGGAGGCGACCGGCTGCAGATGTAGCGGTCATGCCACCGCTCGTGCGCCTCGGGCAGGGCGACTTCGTCCGTGACTTCGAACCGGAGACCCACACAGTGCCGACCAGCACCGACCGAGCCATCGACCTGCGAGTCCTGACGCGTGAGCCTGCGGAGAGCTACCACGCACGAGCGGGCGAATTCCTCTCGTCGCATGCGCTCTCCGAATTCCGCCGCTGCCCGGCGCTCTTCCGCAAGCGAGAGCTCGGACTGATTCCTGACCGTGACAGCGAGGCGTTCGCCGTCGGGCGCGCCGCGCATGTCTTGATCCTCGAAGGCCGCGAGCGCTTCGAGAACGAGTTCGCCGTCGGCGGCCCCATCAACCCGAAGACGGGCAAGCCGTTCGGCTCGACGACGAAGGCGTTCGCCGAGTGGGCAGAGCGTCGAGGCAAGCCCGTGCTTGGTGATGACGATGCCGCGATCGTCGAGCAGATGGCCGCGAGCGTGAAGGCGCATGCGTTCGCACGCGAGCTCCTCGCGATGGGCATGGCGGAGGGCGTCGTGCGCGGCACGCTCGAGGGCGTGCCCTGCCAGGCGCGGATCGACTGGATCAACCCGACCATCGATCGCGGCATCGTCGACGTCAAGACCGCCGACTCCCTCGACTCGTTCGAGTGGCACATCGGCGCCTTCGGCTACGTCGCGCAGCTCGCCTTCTACAGGGCGCTCGTCGCGCAGGCCTGCGATCAGACGCTGCCGGTCCACCTCATCGCCGTCGAGAAGCGCGAGCCGTTCCGCTGCGGCGTGTGGCAGCTCTCGCCGCGCGTGCTCGACAAGGCCGCCGAACAGAACACCGCCGCGATTCGCCAGCTCGTCGGCTGCCGCGCAGCGGACTCGTGGCCCACGGGCTTCGAATCGCTGCGGCTCTACGACCGCGACTAACCCACGACCCCCGAACACGGAGACCGCACCGCATGACCATGCTCGCACAGATCAGGAAGGGCCGATCGCTCATGCCCCGCCGCGTGATGCTCTACGGCGTCCACGGCGTCGGCAAATCGACCTTCGGCGCGATGGCCGAGAAACCGATCTTCGTCACGACCGAGGAAGGCACCAACGACATCGAGTGCGACCGCTTCCCGCTCGCCGCGAAGTACGGCGACGTGCTCGCGGCGCTGTCGTCGCTCTACTCCGAGGAACACGACTACCAGACGGTCGTCATCGACTCGCTCGACTGGCTCGAGCGCCTGATCTGGGCTGAGGTGTGCGCCAAGCGCGGCGTCGAGACGATCGAGGACATCGGCTACGCGAAGGGATACGTCTTCGCGCTCACCCAGTGGCGCGAGATTCTCGCCGGGCTCGACGCGCTCCGCGCCGAGCGCGGCATGCAGGTGATCCTGATCGCCCACGCCGCGATCGAGAAGTTCGCCAATCCGGAGACCGACTCGTACGACCGCTACGCGCCGCGGCTCCAGAAGCAGGCGTCGGCGCTGGTGCAGGAATGGTGCGACGAAGTCCTCTTCGCCAGCTATCGCGTCCACACGCGCACGAGCAGCGAGGGCTTCGACCGCAAGCGCACACAAGGCATCGGCACCGGCGAGCGCATCCTCCGGACCACCGAGCGGCCGGCCCACGTCGCCAAGAACCGCCTCAACCTCCCCGACGAGCTGCCCCTGGACTACCGCGTCTTCGCCGCGCTCGCGCGAGGCGAGCAGCCCGTGACCGACCCGACCCAAACCGAGATCGCCAACGAGCAAGGAGCCTGACACACATGGCAGACCTGAACGGATTCAACGCGCACGACGTCGACCCCAACACCGGCTTCGATCCCATTCCCGGCGGCAAGTACCTCGTGGTCATCACCGCGACGGAGATGAAGCCCACCAAGAACGGCAAGGGCGAGTACCTCGAGATCGAGATGGAGGTCCTCGAAGGTCCGCACAAGGGCCGCAAGCTGTGGGATCGCCTGACGCTCAAGCACACCAACGAGCAGACGGTCGAGATCGCCCGCGGAACGCTCTCTTCGATCTGCCGCGCGGTGAACGTGATGAAGCCGCGCGATTCCGTGGAGCTGCACAACGTGCCGCTGGTCGCGTCCGTCGTGGTGAAGAACCGTGACGACACCGGCGAGCCGACCAACGTCGTCAAGGGCTACGCCCGGCGCGACGGCTCGACCGGCACTGGCGTGCCCGCCGTCGTCGGCAATGGGCGTCCCTCGCCTGGCGGTGCCGTCGCTGCGACTGCTGGCGCGGGGGTGCCGCCGTGGAAGCGGTGACCGGCGCGCCTCCGCTGACGCTCGAGCTTCCCTACCCGCCGTCGGTGAACCACTACTGGCGGCGAGTGGGGATGCGAACGCTGATCAGCCGCGAGGGACGGCGCTTCCGCGCCCGAGTCGCGGCGCACCTGTCGCTGCGACGCAACCCTCGGATCGACGGCGCGCTCGAGGTCCACGTCACGGTTCATCCGCCCGACCGGCGACGACGCGATCTGGACAACGCGATGAAGGCGCTGCTCGATGCGCTCGCGCACGGCGGCGTCTACGAGGACGACGGTCAGATCGATCGGCTGGAGATCGTCCGGGGCGAGGTGGTGCCCGACGGCAAGGTGATCGTCCGGATCAGGGAGTTGCGCTGATGGTTCGTCGAGCACACTCAGGGACGCTGCGCTGCGCGGAGTCGATCCGCGATGTCACCGACACTTGGCAGCCCACCGACGTACATGCGGCAACCCAAGGTGGGTGCCGTCGGTGTCGCCATCCCGAAGAGATCCTGACCGTCAACCAGCGCCGTGGGGGCCGGGTATCCGCGCCTCAGATCGGTCGGCGGAAGCGACTCCTGATCAATCGACACGACTGTGAAGCCGCCAACCCGCAGAGCGGCCGCGTCAACGCGCTCACGGAACAAGGGCGTGTTCGGGCAGTCGCCGAATCCGAGGACTTCGATCTGCACGGCATCGCTCCTCTCGTTCGATCCCGGCGCGGCGACGCAGCCGCTGAGGATGGCCGCGCAGGCCAAGGCTGTGGTGATGCCGAGTCGACTCATGCCCCAATCGTAACGCCCTGCGCGACGGGGGTCTTCCCATGACCGAGCTGCGTCCCTACCAGCGTGAGGCGGTCGATGCCGTCTGGCAGCACATCGCCGCGTGCGACAACAATCCCGCAGTCGTGCTGCCCACCGGGTCGGGCAAGACGCACGTGATCGCCGAGCTCTGCCGCGATGCGGTGCAGAAGTGGAACGGCCGGGTCGTCGTCCTGGCCCATGTGCGGGAACTGCTCGAGCAGGCTGCGGACAAGCTTCGGGCCGTCGCGCCCGATCTTCCGATCGGCGTCTTCTCCGCCGGGCTCGGTCGCCGCGACCTCGGCTACGCGGTGACGATCGCGGGCATCCAGTCGGTCTACCAGCGCGCCCATGACCTCGGCCCGCTCGACCTTGTAATCGTCGACGAGGCGCACCTGATCCCGCCCGAGGGCGAGGGCATGTACCGCCGCTTCCTGACGGACGCGCGGGATCTCTGCGACCACCAGCGAGTCGTGGGGCTGACTGCGACGCCGTACCGGATGAAGACCGGTGTCATCTGTGGCCCGGCTCCCGAGCACGTGCTCAACGAAGTCTGCTTTGAGGCAGGCGTGCGCGAGCTGATCGTCGCGGGCTACCTGTGCCCGCTGCGGAGCCGCGCCGGCAAGGCGGTGGCCGACACCAGCGACCTGCATGTTCGGGGCGGCGAGTTCGTGGCGGGCGAGGTCGAGTCGCTGATGAACACCAGCGATCTCGTCGGCGCGGCGTGCGCGGAGATCGTCGCGGCGACTTCTGAGCGGCAGGCCGTCCTGATCTTCTGCTCGGGCGTCGCGCACGGCGAGCATGTCGCCCGCATCATCCGCGACCGGCACGGCGTCGAATGCGGCTTCGTCGAGGGCGGCACGTCAACGAAGGACCGGGACTCGCTCATCGCCCGCTTCAAGCGCGGCGATCTCAAGTACCTCGCCAACGTCAACGTGCTGACGACCGGCTTCGACGCGCCGAACGTCGACTGCGTAGCGATGCTCCGGCCGACGCTCTCGCCGGGCCTCTACTACCAGATGGTGGGCCGCGGCTTCCGTCCGCACCCGCAGAAGACCGACTGCCTCGTCCTCGACTTCGGCGGCAACGTGCTGCGGCACGGGCCGGTCGACGCGATCCGCCTGGCCGACCGCTCCGGCGCGCCAGGCGAGGCGCCAGCCAAGCAGTGCCCGCAGTGCGATGCGCTCATCCACGCGGCCTACGCGACCTGCCCAGAGTGCGGCCACAAGTTCCCGCCCCGGCAGGTCAAGCACGCGGCCGTGGCGTGCGAGGCGGACATTGTCTCGGGGGCGGACGGCGCAACGCGATTCGATGAGCGCGTCGTCGAGGTCGGATACCACGTCCACTTCAAGCGCGACAACCCCGGTGCGATCCCGACGATGCGCGTCGAGTACCGCTGCGGCTTCAACCGCTGGCTGCGCGAGTGGATCTGCATCGAGCATCCGCCGGGCAGCTTCGCGCAGCGCAAGGCCGCCGAGTGGTGGCGCAGGCGATCCAACGAGGCGGTGCCGATGACGGTCGAGGAGGCCGTCGACCTGGCCCGCGCGGGGGCGCTCGCACAGCCGCTTCGCATCGCGAGCGAGCGCAAGCCCGGCGATCAGTGGGAGCGCGTCGTCGGCCATGAGCTCGGCCCGAAGCCGCCGCGGCTCGAGGACCCCGACAACCTGCCCGAGCCGGAGCCGGTCGGCGCGTTCCACGGCCTCGACGACGACTCGATCCCGTTCTGAGCGGAGCGACCATGAAGACCTGCTTCAAGTGCCATCACCTGAAACCGATCGATCAGTTCTACCGCCATCCGCGCATGGCCGATGGCCGCTTGAACAAGTGC